TTAGAGAATTATTACATTCATAACATTTGTTGAGGATCTGGTTCAGGGAAGTGTAAATTATACTCTTCCTTGAATTCCTTTAAGTCAGCAGCTTTTATAGCTTCTAACTTATCGGTCAGCTCTCCAATACTGTTTATGTAATAGGACTCTCATGGTTTTAGACTTGACCTTTCAAGGGAAAGTTCATTAAAGTTAAGATAATTATCTTCATTAATGATCTTTGTCCTATTAAAGGCCAGTTTTCATAGTTTATCAAATTGGACAACACTTTCGGATGTATTTCTAAAAGTGCTAACCAATTTGTCACTATGGTCTAATCTCATGTGACTCATTGAGTCTATTAAATCAAGCTCATCCATTTGTCGAAACTTTTGTAGAGTTTTCTTCATTTGGAGAGTTTTATTAAATAGACCCAATAAGATGGGATTGTATTTTAATATTAATTTGATGTTAGGATCTCCTTTTTGGAAATTCTTCACAAATTTATTAAAATACCCTGAAAGATCATTTCCTGATTTTTCAGCCATCTTAGTCAAACCTAAACACAAGATCCCACGGATAAAACCGTGAATTTGATCTGCATTTGGAACAAGAATATCAGGATTTGGTATCTTATGTATTAGATAATTTCTTATCTCTTCATAAGTAACCAACTTTTCCTGGTACCTTGTTACAAATACAATATCTGTTACAAAGGTTCTTAAATGGTTAGTAGATAAATATCTATTACCCAATTTAATACCTTTGTATACAGATACTATAAGATCAACCATTGTTCCTCTAAAGAGTGTACTACATCTTTGATTGTATTCTACTATTTGTTTTATAACAATTGGTAGATTTGATCAATTTGTAGCTAAACCCTTTAAAGGAATTCCTGAAATCTCAACACCATGGTGTATTCATCTCTTAGCAAATTCATATGTATTTTTCGATACATGTGTCTTTGCGACAGAAATGTCTACACCCAGTCGTGTCATGATTGTTATATACTTTTGGGCGACTTTATCGTTTCTTATAACGATATCATCACCTAATAGTATATAATCTGTGAAATTTTGTATTTTACAAAGTTCCGCAGCTCATGCCACTACTAAATGGTGTGTTAGTGTGAAGGCAGTTCATGAGCTATAAGCTCCCATAGGTTGACCAACACTATATCGTATTGATCCACCTGTTGGAAGCTTATAATCCCTATCCGTAAGTATTAATCTTCAAGTTTTAGCTATTTCAGTGTCATTCATCATGACACCTAATAACTTCTCTTGGAGATCAATTGGAAATCTATCAGTAGCAGATGAAAGATCTAACGATCAAAATCTGTTACCCATAGATTTATTCCACTTATGGAAAGGGTCCTGAGTGAAAGTCCTATCACTGGGGAACTTTTTAAGTTTCTTTAAAAGTTCGTCATGAATAGGCTTTAAAAGAAGTTGGCTATAGTAATCTAACATTGCTATAGGCCTCTCTTTAAGCTCAGGGTCATGAACAATCGCGATTTTTCCAATTCCATTTAAACTATTTCCTGACTTGAATGCTCGGTGATCTCTTAACATTATGTTACAGAAATTACCGATCATTCGGTCAAATTTCATTTCACCTATAAGATTTAGAAAATATTCTAACATCTTTGGGTAGAAATGAATCATTTGAAATAGTCCAAATGGCCCGAATAAAGTTGATTTACCTTGAGGTGAAGATTTATTACTAATAAAGTGTAAATCCTCATCTCATACAGGTTTGAAGTTCAACATATATTTATATACAAACTTCTTAATAAAAGGAAGAGGTATAGTATACTTCTTCCCTTTATAAGGGTTTGATATTGAACTTCAATCAACCTTTATTTTGGAAGATTCTTCCTTTGTAGGAATTATAGATCGTGTGTAGGTTAATAGACTAAGAACAAATCTTTTGTTTATTAACCCTCCACTATCTATTAATTCTTTCAAATAGAGGAATCTAGTTGGAAAACCGTCTTGTAAAGAAACTAAAGCAGAGTTAACCATTAATGGTTTACCACTTATATATCGAGTTATGTGAAGCTTTACAGCTTTCATGTACCTGATAGTAAATGTTAAACCACTCTTGGCTCTCATAGTTTCCACAGTAGTTATAAATTTCTTACTAACAGAATGATTATTGAAAAGCAAGCCTAATAACCTTTTTATTATTAGATTTTGTGTTTTCATAATTGTTTTGTTGTATAAAATTGCCTTTCTGGTTATACTGAAGCCCTTGAGTAAGGGGTGTCCAGTAGAGCAGCTAAGGTCTTTTTATTACAGAAATTGATTGACTATCTGTAATCGTTACATTATATAGACTATAGTATTTTGTTTAGAAACCTGAGTAAGGTTTCTATCAAATACTCATCTTCTATATAATGTTCGATACAAGATCATAATTCACTTACTGAGATATTTAGGAAAACATCCGTTCAATGTTGATCTTATACCAGTCTGGTGTCAATACCAGAGACCTTGTTAGGTCCGTTTGTCGTGTTCGAAAGAACACG